CGATCTTCGCCTCTGGCTGCGCTCGAGTAGCGCGGTAGATCGGCAGACGCTCGCGGATAGATGACTTCTTCAGCCCTGTTACCGTGTTGATGTCGTTCACCGCAGTAACGCGAGCAGATACCGCAACGCGATTCAATGCGCTTGGCACTGCTGCTGCGATCTCTTGCTTGAACTGAAAGCCTAGACGTTTCTCGACTTCCTTGATGTCTACTCGAACATCGTATTGCATACGTGCTCCGGTGGTCGGCCTTTGAGTCTAACTAACCCTGTGCAGTGTGCCGGTCGGAGCGTCTGGGTGCATTCGCCCCAGTCTGCCCGCTTATATCAACTTTTCGGGGCACTGTCTAGCGTCTCTGCAACTTTTCGTTCGGCTGTCTCAACACGGCGCATAAGAGTACGCCTGCTGATGTTCAGACGCTGGGCCTTCAGCCATAGCGGGCCGGTCGATACGTAGTAAGCGATTAGCGGCTGCTTCCACGCTTGGGCAAGCCTCGCGACCGCCTGCTCGGTCTCTAGGATGTCATCGGGTGCCAGCCCTGCGCCCGATCCCTTGCCGCCTGTGTTGGCCCACGTAAATGCTGCTGCGGTTGGATAGCCCGTCACTGGTCGGCCCCTGCACCATCGGCCCCATTGGCTCAACTTTACTCGTGTGTACTCAATCATATTAATTCCTGCTGTTTGCCTTCTTTTTTGCCAATTCTAGCCACTGCAATGTCGAAGTATTCTTTTTGCATTTCAGCACCGATAAAGGAAAAGCCCTCAAGAGTTGCGGCCTTTCCGGTGCTACCGCTGCCCATAAATGGATCAAAGACGGTGCCGCCCGGTGGGGTGACAAGGCGGCAGAGATAGCGCATTAGGTCGGTGGGTTTGACGGTTGGATGGCTGTTTCCTTCGCCCCTATCCCGCTTGCTCGCCTTCGCGCAGTAGAAAAATCTGGCTGCGTCGTTAAGCAGCCCCACCACCTCCTCGCTTCCGTCGTGTATTAGGTTGGCGGGCCAGCGGCCTTCTAGCTTATAAGTTGCTGTTGAAAATCCCGGATTATTCAACGTGACAGTGTGACCGGGTTGTTGCGTTTGGCAGTTTTGAATTGACTGCAAATCAACTTCGCGGCCATGCGGAATCCTGCACCCATCCACATTTATCGCCCCCGTACCATGCGCCAAGACATTTTCCGCGACCGTGCCGATCAACGGCTTGCGGGCCACGGTGATCGGCTCCAGCGCGGGCTTAAGGGCGGTTCCCCATCCGGCCCATTGGCGTGCGGCTTCGGTGGCGGGGGCGGTGATGTCGGCGCTTCTATTCCCAGCACTCCACCCGCCGTCGGTCTCGTATTTTCCGGTTTGATTGACGAGCCGCGCTGCCCTCGCGGTGTCAACGCCAATGACTTCGCGCTCAGCACCCGCCGCCTTGTCAATCGCCTTGCTTACATCCAGCGACTTTGGGAAGCCGCTGTTGCCCGTGACGAACACCTTGCCATTGCGCCGCGCCACAAATGCGCCGGAAGGCACGCGAACGCACCAGACTTTGCCCTTGTAATGGATTGGCTCTACCCTCGCCAGATCGGGTCGGGTGTGCCGTGATGCTCGAATCTCTTGTGGTCGGAGTTCGTCGCAAATAGCATCAGGTTTTCCGGTCGGTTGTCCGTCGCATCGTGGTTCACATGATGCACGCACTCCATCCGCGTCAACGCTCGCCCGATTGCCTTCGCTACGTTCAAGCGGTGCTCCATCACATACCCATCCTTGCGTGCCATGCTCGCAAACTCCTGCGGGCATCTCACATACTTGATCTTCTGGTTCGCATATTTGCCCTTGCGCTTGAAGTAAGTCACCCCCCCCTTCCATGCTGGATTCTTCTCGCCTTTCATCCTCTCCCGAAATGCCGACTCGCTCGCCGCCGTCCACGCAGCCCGGCCCTTGTAAGCATGATTCGCCCACTCCTTCCCCCTCGCTGCCCCATTGCATTTGTGCGAGCAAAACGTCGCTTTGGTTTTCCTTAGCCACGCATCCGGCTTCCATGTTTCTTTGCCGCAGGTCGAGCACGTCACCGTTCGTCCCTTGCGCTTCGATAGCGGTTTGACCTTGCCGGGATTCTTCGGCGCACACGCCTTGCCGCAATACTGATTCCTGCTTGCCTGCTCCTTCGTGTGGCAAGGGAAGATCACGGAGCAATTCCGGCAGGCCTTCCAGAACGGGTATCGTCTCTTGGCGTTCCAATGTTTCGGCGTATCGGAAAACGTATTTTCCGCCTCGTTCAACAAGGCAGCGATGGTTGCGGGAGACGATTTGATCTGTGCGATCCGAGACAATTCGGAAGGCGGTATCGTCGTAATCGTATTCAATAAAATCTTGGATGGGCTGCCATTCGTAGCGGTCATGCTCTGGAATGTAGCAAAGTGCGCGACCCTTGTCAATGGCTTTATGGTAGGGTTTCCACCGTCCATCAATCAGGATTTCCGTGTCCTCACTTAGACACCCATACACCCACGCAATCATGTCCCGAATCTCAAAGCCCGCATCCTCTATGCGAACGGCCATCCGATGCTGTGTGCGTGTTCCTGCAAACGCCAGCAAATGCCCGCCCGGCTTCAACACCCGCAGGCACTCAGCCCATATCTCTACGCTTGGCACATCGTAGTCCCACTTTTTCCCCATGAAAGAAAGCCCATAGGGCGGATCGCTCACAATGCTGTCGATCGAGTTATCTGGAATCGCTGCCATTACATCCAGGCAGTTTCCACAATAAACTTTCCAACCATCTCCGCAGTTCTCAATCATCGCGAACACTCCGGTTTTACCTTTGCCTCGTACCGTTGCATCAGATCGCGCACCGTTTGGTCTGCCTCGCGCGCCTCGATCCATTCGCCTCGCGGCTCCCAGACGGATCGTGCTATCTCTTGCGTTTCGGATAGCCGTCCAGCCTTTGATTTGATCTCAAGCCAGCAGACGAAATACACGACCTCGCCGAATGGCCCAACTTGTGGCAAAGGGCGCAGCGCCAACTTGTCGGGGATTCCCAACCCGGCTTTGGTGTAGTCGATCAGCGAGAATCCAGCAGCCTTGACCGCTTCGGATATCTCGCCGTCGTTCAAGTCTCGGCGCGCGGCGTGTCTCACTTGGTGCCCTTCTTGAGTATCTGACGCCGCCCCTCTCGCGTCATGCTCAACACTTGGAGCCGGTCATAGTCTAGATCGAGCATGTCGCACACCCAGCGCATTGATCCTACCCCGGTCTCTCCGCTGTAGACGTACTTCTTGGCCCCTCGGTCATAGGATCGGCGGTTAAGGTCGGCGATTGCTGAATACAGCACCGACGCCCAGAGCGCACGGTATGGCTGATCGTTCACCAATTCGCCGTCTGCCTGGCTAGGTCTACTGCTTTGCATAACTCCTCGATGATTGGTTTAGTGGTCTTTCGCAGCCGGTACAGTTCGCGTTTCTGCTCACGTCTGCGGTCTCTTAGTTTCTCGGCATGGCGCCAATAGTATTCGCGGAAATACTCTGTCCTCTTGTTATCGAGCCTTACCGCCTCCGAGGCCGCGCGCTGAGCCTCTATGGGTAGGGATTGGTGTAGGTGGTAATTGTGTGGCTTACCCCCCACGGACTCGATCCCGCAAATAGGACAGTTACGGCGCATGGCGACTGCACGCCTCCTCGGCTTGCTCGAAGGTCTGGTACAGCCCCAAACACTTTGGGATGCGCCGTCCGTCCTCATTGTGCGTCCAAGCCACGTATAAGCCTTCTGAGCCGTTTTGGTCTTGGCGGATGGCATAGGCGCGGCAGGCGCTGACGTGGCCCCAGAATGGATGAGAGAGCCATTGGAGCGGTTGTCTGAGGCGTAGTGCGGCTTGTGTCATAGAGTGTCCTCGTCCGTGGCCCACTGCGGCTTGGTGCCGACTTGGCCTTCGGGGTCTTGGTAATGCAACATCCTTGCCCCAAAAGTTTGTTGCAGCGTCCGAATCAACCGGAAGTCATCCTCGCCCATTTGGGCAAGCATCCTTTTAGCCAGTGGCGTTTCCGCAACTGGTTGCGCCAGCGCAACACCTTTGGGCTTATCTGTCTTGTATTTCATCTACCACCCAAAATGTCCGGGTCATGTCCGAATGTCCGTGTCCTTAAGGACACTCGGACATTTTCGGACATAATTGACCGTCCGAAATTGTCCGATTCGGACAGTTTCGGACATTTTCGGACATCACGACTCAGCAAGGGTTGACCCCCCTATGGTGGCCCGAATGAAAGGCGACATCACCAACTTTTCGACCGCATCGTGGACAGATTGCCTCGGAAGCCCACACTCCCGACCAACCGACCGCAGTTCCTCAAGCGTCCAGACAAGAGGGGTATCGGACTTCTTCTGACGCTCCCGGAGCGCCAACAGGATGGTTCGCTGTGCCTTGCCTGGCGGCGAGTGCGTCACCGCTGGCTTGCTCACAACGCCAGTTTCCTTCATCACCAAAGACTTGACCTGTTCGCCGTACCGATCCACCCGGCCCAACTCCACCTCGACCGCCTCGTAGCCCAGAGGTGCCATGCTGGCCGTGTCCTTAAATCGTTCCCGGCTGATCGCCACGGACATGGCCGTAGGGTTAGGTCGCTCGATGATGTACTCTGCGTCTGGGTTAGCCATTAACGCCGACGCGCCGCGCGGCCTCTTAGCGTCACCGTGGCCCGAGTGCGCCACGAGCAGCACCGTGGACGTGTACCGTTCGCGTAGCCCGATGGTCAACTTGGACAGATACTCCGCAACCTCTTGGTTGCTGTTCTCGTCAAGCCCGGCGCTGAACTTGCTGAAGGTGTCAACCACGATCAACGCTGGCCGAATGCCCGCCTCATCGACCGCCGCTTGTAGGTCGGCCATTTCCTCGTCCGCATTCAGATTGGCGACAGACTCAAGCGCCAACAGTTGCAGATCGTCTAGCGCCTTGCCGTGGCCGTGGGTCATCATCCATGCCTCAACACGCCGACCGAGGCCCGCGCCTTCGCCGGACAGGATGACCACGGGATTACCAGCCGCCGCAATCCGCATCGACCAATCGAGCGCCACGAACGACTTGAACGACGCTCGAGGGCCAGCCAACACGGCCAACACGTTGGCCTCGATGACGTTGTGAATCAGCCATACCGACTCGCGCCGCTCCGACACAATCTCGGACACTGGCCGCAATACCAACCGCCGCGCGCCTCTTGCCGTGGGCCGTGTGGCCGGTTCCGTGGCCGGTTCCCGCACGAGTTCCATGCCGCGCGCCTCTGGCACGTCCGACCAGTCTGGCTCGCCTTCTTCGCGTGGTGGAGGGCCAAGCCGCACGGCCTCGGATACGTGAACATAGCCGCCTGCCTTCGCTGCGCTGAACACGCTACCCAACGTCACGCCGCCCGCCCGGTCGAGGTGGAATGACTGCCAGCGATACTCAATGTCAGCCCGGCCTGCGTAGTTCGCGGGCAACTCTCCGGTCACCCCGCCACTAGACCAGGCATCCCAGAGTTCTAGACCGTCATCAGCCCCGCCGCTTGCGTAGTGCAGTGCCATGCCGACCATTAGCCATGCGTCGTAACTGCTTGGGTCAATGTACGCCAGTGCCTCGGTGATGCGCGGCAGATCGCGCTGGAAGTCTTGACTGGTGCCCGGCTTCGGCGGCAACTTCTTTGCCAATTCTGCGGGCAATTCCAAGTCCATCCGGCGCTCATCTATCAGCCCGGCAGGCAGTGGCTGTAGATCATTCGCTGGCCCTTGCTGCCCAAAGTGCAGCGGCCACCAGATGATATATCCGCCTTCGGCGCGGATATCGAGTCCCTCGCGCTTAACCTTGCCAAGCGTGACCGACACTCCGCCGCGAATCTTTACGCCATGCGGCAGGCTGAACAGGTAATGCCGTCCGCCACTGCCGCCTCCCGTCTGATGAATCTTGGTACTGACCAGTTGTTGCTGGTTCTCCATGATCCAATCCTGCGCGGCCGCGCCTGCCGACTTGTGGTCATAGTCCACCACGGCAAGGCTCGTTCGGCTCCCGGTCGGCACGCCCACAAGCGCATCGGGATGGTCTGACCACCATCTACGAATTTGCTGTTCGTCCTGCGTGGCGTCCTTGAATCCGCTCTTGGTCAGCGGGCTTTTTGCACGCTGCACTCGCCCAGTGGCGTCGGTTTCGTCGCGGCGCCGGCATGGGAAAACAGGATATTTCTTTGCCAAATCAAGCACGCGCTCAACCGGGACGATTGCTGTAAGTTCTTGTCTATTCATCGCGTAAACCTGTATGCAGTAGCGGTCAATGCTGCTCGAATGATGCTTGGATTCCGCATCGCACATTCTTTTTCACTTATTTTTTCCCATTCTGTCCATAACCTATGCTCGCCTTTTGATAACAATTTTTCGGAAAAAATACCCCAACAACCAAAACTTAATTCTTCTGACGTAGCCCCACATAAAAAAGGCCCAGCACGTGGTACTCCATCACAACAAATTAATCCGACGTCTTGCTCTATAGAGAATTGCTTCGATTTAGAAAAATCTCCACCATCTGGCTTTACTTCAGCATAAATACCGCCACAAAACCTTGGCAGAAAAAAATCTGGCAAATAACAATCACCATTTGAGAGCCTGTATCCCTCCGGCTCGTATTCCCATTTGATTCCTATCAAATCGAAAAACATAGCCCATCGCGCTTCTAATCTAGATCGAAACACATGACCGGCATACCTAGTCTGTAATGCTTGAATTTTCATCATGGGTAGATATCCGGCCGCAAAGCCTTCCTAGATACCCCAGTCGCCGCCTCCACTGCAAGCACGCGCAGAGGCGGTACCACGCCGCTGGCGCACCATTTCTGCACGGCCTGCGGCCTTACACCAAGGATGCGAGCCAGTGCTGACTGACCGCCCGCTTTGTCCACTGCGCGGATAATCGCCGCCGCGCGCGGCTTCTTTGCTTTAGCCATGATGCGACTATATACGG